ATCACACTCGCTGCTACTCAAAATATTCTGGCAAACCTGGCACTTCGGGTCCAACCGTCTGTAATAGTCCGGATGATTCTTTTTCAAATCCTCAATCGTGAACAGTGCCACTTTTCTATCCTGCATGCTCTACTCCTCGTGCTTTTTCAGAATCTCCTCTGCCTCTCTTAACAGAGCAAGGCATTTATCATTCTCCTTTTTCAGTTCCTCTTCCTTCCGCTCCTTTTCCTTGTAAAACTCCTCATTTTTCAGCTCATCTTCCCACCCATTGATGAACTGCCGTACCTCCCGGACATTGTTAAATCCGCACTCATCTTCATAATCGTTTCTGGCAGTGAAGATGATGTACTTCTTTTCTCTACGCTCATCGTCAATGGCAACCCCAAAATACAATTCGTCTCTCCGTTCCTCGTCAAGCGGCTCAAATCTCACATCGTCGTAGAGTGGACCGACCATCGGGCAGTTATTCTTGAACCACACCCTGTAATTATCCAGAATGTAATCACTCGTAACCCCTTTTAAGATTCTCCAGATTTTTGACAGCCGGCCTGCAAGTGCTTTGTCGCTGCAAAACCAGTCATACCATCCGGCCTCAATCTGGGTCTTTCTGTCTTTTGCAAGGAAATCGCCCTTGCGGTATCTCTCACAAAACTCTCTCAGCGTCATGTCTGCCATCTCTATTCCTCCTCGTAATCTTCGTAATCAATATCTGCATACTCACAGATACCTTCGTAGCTCGTACCATTCTCGTACATATTTTTCAACGATACTCCAAATATTGTGCCGTCCCACTGTCTGATTTTGCTTTCAATCTCTTCATTCAGCCGGGCATTGCTTCTGTCTGCCATACTCTCACTCCTCTCCTACATTTCCAGATGCTCAATTTTAATGGCTTCGTCTACTGCATCTGCTCCGTATCTTTTTTTCAGATAAGAAACTGCCACATCCCACTCGTGCGGATCATTGACCGTCTCAAATAATTTCTTAGCCTCTGCGATGCACTGTTCCACTACCAGGTCCCCTTTCGCAACTCTGATGATTCGCTTTCTCAGCTCCTCCACCTGTCTCTGTGCCTGTGCCATTGCCCGGTCAAGCGTCTCTGCATAGTTCGCAGCCTCCATCATATTCTTGATGATTGGCATTCCAAAGGACTTATACAACTCTGCTATCTGTTCCTTACCCTCTACCTCGCTGATGGACGGATGCCATGTATACACATGCTCCACAATAGAATAATCTTTCTGGCTTATCTCAGCCCCGATTCTCTTTTCAAATTCCTGTTTTGTCATAGCTTCTACGCCTCCTCAACTTTCTTGTAATCTTCCAGGATGCTTAACAGCGTCCCTTTTCCAATTCTGAACTTCTGCTTACGTCCGCATCTTGTTCCCATGTAGTTGACAACCGTTCTTTCCGGGAACTCATGCTTGATGTACTGGATGATGTAATAATGACCATCGCCATGATGAACAACATCTATGAATTTGTGCTCATTCCGGATGTTCTGGTATGTAGCCTTTTCGGTTCTGTTTGCTCTTGATCTCTTTGCCATATTCTTCGCTCCTTTGGATTATTACTTCGATTTCTCGAACCTTATGAGTAAAAAAATAAGCCTACTCCCAACAAAGCTCTCTCACTTTGTCTGCTCGGCTACCAAATCCATACTTTTCAAGCATCTCCAGATCTGCTTTCACTGCCTTATCTTCCAGTGTGCATCCGCAATCGCTCAAAGAATACAACTCATCTACGATTTCATCAGCAATGCTCTCTTCTCCGGCTTCCAGGGCTTTTTCAATGAGCACCCGCAGCATCTTCTGAGCTGCATCCCATTCCGGATAACCAAACTCATTTTTATCTCTTTCACTTAACAGGCTTCTGTATATTACTAATGCGTTCATCTTGACTACCTCCGTTTGTATCGTGTATTTGTTTTGTTATTTTGTAACTTTATTATACTTCGATAACTCGAACGTGTCAAGTGTTTTACTTCTATTTTTCAATTATTTTTCGAGCTGTCGAATCAATGTGTGTAGCATCTTTGCCACGCAAAGTGCTATTCTTTTTTATCTCTTTATCTATCTTTATCTCTATCTCTTACTCTATCTCTAATTATGGTGTAGAAATCATGTAAGAAATCTTACAAGGTTTTATATAGTAAGAAATGAAACTGCTTCGATTTTTCGACTTATTCACATTATCAACATTCTTCCTGTGGATAACTCTGGAACTCAGATTGAACTTTGCAGAATTGCATTTTTAACATATAGGTCTATAACATCGTACACGCTTCTATACCGGCTTTTAGTTCTTAGGCATAAGTTAGTATCTAAAAACGCCTATCGTTGCTCAGGCACATTTCGTCAAATTTGAAGGGGATTTTTTGTGAATTTTGTATATTGATTTATTCTGCGGACTTGCTCCGAAATAAAAAAGAAGCCCCGGCGTGATACCGGGGCAATGTGACATATTTTCCTTTTTTGACCATAAGAGGTGTGCTTAATTTTCTTAGTTCCTTGCCTTAAAGGCATTATTTGATGTATACCTTGCCATCGTAATAAGCAGCCATCCAACCGCTCGGTGCTTTCATCCAGATATCGTTTCCGACATTCCAAACTTCCTGGCACGTTACGACCGTTCCTGCATCCAGGCAGCCATCATTGTCCTTATCGTGTTTCTGGCCGTCAGCCGTCAACTGCGAATGTTTCTTTGCGCTGTAGTTTGTTCCTGGACCTGTACGAACTTTCAGTTCTACCTGCAAAGTGTACTCATGTCCAGCAGTGTAAGACGGAGTGTTCTTCTTTTCCGGAACACTGGCTGCTGTCTTTCCGTTGTAAGCAGAAACCAGCTTGCTCTTAGATGCCGGTCCGTACTTGCCGTCCTGCTCCAAACCGTAAAATGCCTGGAACGCAAGCAGAGCTTTCTCTGTGTCTCCGCCAAAAGAACCGTCTACTCCGGAACTTCCGCAGGAGAATCCGCAACCGATCAGCATTTTCTGCATTTCTTTTACTGCGTCCCCGGAATCGCCTTTCTGGAGATAATTTCTCACATTAACCGTTCCGGATGCAGATGCTGTCACTCCGGTGTAACGGTACACATGAATCCACGGCTTATTGTAATAGCTGCGGATGCAGATTTCTCTACCGGTCTGATCTCCAGACTTTCCTCCTGTGACCGTTCCTTTCTCGTTGATACTTGCGTGCACCAGTTTACCATTTCCGCAGTAGAATGCTGTGTGTCCATTTCCGAGCAGGACATCTCCACGGATCATTCCGCTACCGGTTGCCAGATCCACGGATTTTACAACATCCTTGAATCCGATTTTTGGCAGAACCTCCGGCATGTTGCCTGTATAGGTTGCTCCGCTTGACTTTGCCGGGATTCCGGCCTCTTCCAAACATCTGATTACCAGCCCGGAACAATCGTAATTCGGTTTGCCCCAACGGTCTACCTGGTCGTAACCGTGTGAATCGTCCAGGGCGATTGCCTCTGCTCTTGCTACTGCATTTTCAATTTTGCTCACTTTGTTTTCCTCCTTCTTCTGATTCTGGTAAATCTTTAAATACTGCTCCCCGTAAGAAGCCCTTGTTTTCTTCACTGCCGAACCGGTATTCGTCGGAGCCTCGAACTTAACCAGAAAGATATCAGACGCTTCCTGTACTGATGTCGCTGTCTGTAATACCTTCCAGACGCTCTTATAGCTCTTCTGCAATTCGCTCAGCATATACTCCGTCTGCGCCTTCGCATCTCCGATGGACACTCCTCTGGACTTGACCAGATCGTAAAGGCCGGCCTTTCTTCCGGCAGATGTCCACTGGCAGAATCCGTAACCGTACTGCCTGGAATCTCCCAACGGATGCAAGAACAACGCTCTCGTTATCTTTCCGGAGTCTACCGCTTCCGTGTAGGTATCGTCCGTGTATTTATAGTTCAATTTCTTCTCGCAGAGATTTTCCAGATTCCGGGGATTCGCTCCGGATTCTGCGTAAATATTCCCTATAGCCGCACATGCACCATATATCGTGCAACCAGCAGCCATCAAAGCGTCAAACAAAATATCTGTGTATGTATTCCGTTCTATTGCCATTTGTAAATTCTCCTTCATTCACAAAAAAGGGGCAGGGATTTCTCCCCACCCGGTCATAAGTATGTGTCCTCTTCTGGGTCCATCTCATCATCATCTTTCGGATGCAACTGTCCCATCTTGTCCATCAGCAAAAATGTCAACGGAACGAACACCGCAAACAAAATTACCAACGGCCAGAAGATTCCTGCTATCAGCAGCAACACTATCACAAGCGGATAATTCGGCTTGTTTGGCTCATAGTACATGCCATTGTCCTGGCAGTACAGCTCTTCGTCTTCATCTTCCATCCGGCACAATATCCGGATGCCCCAGATGTAGACCGGCTGACACAGCAAAATCCCCAAAAGGTACACCAATAGGATTTTTAAGCCCATAGCTCCTCTCTCCCTTCTCCGATCAGTTCTGAGAGCCATTTACCTTTCCATCATCCAAAAGGTCCTTAACTTCCTTGAACCACCAGTCAATAATTTTCAGCAGTACCTCTTCGGACATGATTACCTGCAACCACTTAGGCAGCAATCCTCTTGCCTGCTGTACTACCCATTTCAGTTTCTGTTCTCCCTGGCCGGACTCTTTGTAGATATGTTCAGCGTGCAGGAACAGCTTGTACACCTCTTTCCGGATGCCATCCAGTCCCTTCGCTTTCGCATACTGATATACGACCACTGCTGTCACAACGACCAGCACTGCAATCACCAGAATCAGAACCGGAATCGGCACCTGGCTTAAAAAATTCAATAATTCCATAGAATCAATCCTCCTGTTATACTTTGTAATCTCTTGATAGTTCCCTGTATCGTTTTTAATTGTTTGAATGGGGAAATTATTGCCTAACCGCTATACGAGCGGATATGAGGCAAATAGAGCCTTCCATTTCATTCCCCTGTGATATGGTTTACTCCCTGCCTTGTCAGAAAGTTCTCCAGATCATGTTTCTGCTCCAGCTCATAGTCTAATGCGGCGTGCATGTCCCCGTTGCACTTCGCATCCGGGATTCTCTGTACTGCTTTGGCTGTTGCCTCCGACAAACAAAGAGAACCGTCAAGAGATTTCAGCATCATGTACTGTAACTCCTCACGGTTCTTCTCTTTGTCATCCTGTTCTTTTTGTCTGCGTGCCCGTTCGTCTTTCTCCGCTTCTGCACGTTCCTGGATCCGTCTTTCCAGTAACCAGAAACAAAATGCTACGATGGCAGATGGCACACCGGCAGCTATCAATAACTGCATTGGTTTCTCCTTTCTGATTTTACTTCGGATTTTCAGAACTAATCTACTTCCGTGGCTCTGCTCGTATCCGCATAGGCTGTCCCTCCTCTGCTCTCAAATGTTATCTCATCATCGTCACAGTCTGCATACTTCCGGCACGCATACTCAACAATGTCAAGATCTGCCTCTATTTCTTCCAGGCTCTTTGTCGGTGTTCCCTTGACCAGAAATACCAGGTCATAGATTGCCGACCAGAGCTTTGAGATAATCTGTAGCTTTGTCATTCTCTTTCTCTTCTCTCTTCCTTCTTCCGGAATAGGTGGTAATGTGGCTTCTCTTCTCCGAAAAATACCCAGCGAATATAATCGTCCAAGATAATTCCCAGTGCAGACAAAAAGAACCATAATGCCGTGAACTGAGGGCATATCTGACCGAGGATATTTCCAGGCATATTGCTATAGTCCCACATACGCAGACCGAGCCACACATTCAGAACTAACCCAAAAACGAATTCAATGGCTGTAATTCCGAACGCTGCTATCGCCATCTGGAGAACCAGGGGCATACACCTGTCTTTCTCATTCAACACACCGCAGATAATGAAGCACAGTCCGCCGCATCCTGCCATCGCTAAAAACGAATATCCCCGGAACAGCACTTCCAGAGCATAATAAAACGCCCCTCCTACCAGGAAGAGTGTCAAATATTTCAGAAACACTTTCACTATTCAGTACCTCCGGATGCCAGAATCTTCATGTAATCTTTCAGCACTTCGTTCTGAAATTCTTCCGGAATCTTTGCTCCCCACTGGATTTCTTCAAAATCTGACGGTTTCGCAATAGACTTAATCCACATATTCATAGCATTGCAGTATGTCGTGTTGTACGACACAAAGAACATTGCTCGGTCAACAATATTCTGCATATCCGCAGCGGAGAAATATTTGCAGGGTTTTCCATCCTCGTGATACTCTAGTTTCTCCTCTCCTGCCAGCAACTGCATCTTCTTTCCAAACAGGTTGATCTGGTCTTTCTCGGTAAGGCTAAAATGCTCAACACCGGAAGATGTGCTGACATCTACTCCGGCATAAATCGTCTGCTCACATGCAGATGCGATTTCCTGGTATTTTGCTTTTCTTGCATCCTCCAGGCTCAGATCTTCCAGTTCAGACGGATCCGGAGCTTCTTCAGCTTTCGCAAACCAATAATCAAAGTCTGCTTCAATCTGTTCCTGTGTCACTTCTCCTTTGTAATGGAACTGTACCTCGTCGCATTCCCAGACTTTGTATTTATTCTTCTTTCCGTCCTGGATCTCTTCTTTCTCTATCAGTTCAATATTCTTACGCAGGATCGCATCTGTCCCGGAAAATACCGGATAGACCTCAATCGGCGATGGCTGCGATAAGTAAGATTCTCTTCTCATATGCAACTTCCTTTCCGTGCTTACTTGCACTGTATGAACACAATTTGAATAGTTCATCAAAGCAATACTCCATTCGGAATTTCAGACTATTGCTGTATTTCACCCACCCTTTATAGGCGGCGATTCTACAGGCTCTCCACCAGGGAACAAATCCTATGGTTTTATAATCCATCCAGGCTCTAAGCACTTGCCTCCGGATTCTCCGGAATACTCGACCACGTATGGTTGTGTATTTTCTACGAACTACATAGCCCATCATGTCAACTCCCGGTGTTCTTTTCTTACTACCATTCTTTCTTGCTTTGTGGTTTTCTCGTTCTTCTTCAAATGATGCTATCTGGTAAAACTGCCAGATATCTTTAATTTTCAACCCGAACTTGTCATACGCCCAGGTTGTAGCTTTCTTCATGGCTTTCTTCAATTTCGACACATCTCCATAAATTGAGAAATCGTCAGCATAGCACACAATCGCATACACAAGCCGGTTACGCTTGCCTCTACGAATCTGTGCCTGTTCATACAAAAATCTCAGTACATAGGACATGACATAGTTGAATAGCCATGCCGGAAGATATCCTCCGATACAAAGATGGTTCCCAGGATAATTGCTCATAAGAGCTCCCAGGAACCACAATAAAACTTTATTCTTGCCTATGTCCCTTCTCAGCATTTCCATGACGATTGGAACTGTCACTGAAGGATAGGCTTTTGTGACGTCACCTTTCACAGCTACGACTTTTCCTTGAAATTTCTTCCGGAGAAGTCTTTCAATCTTCCTCTTTCCGGCAACACCGCCCTTCTTAGGTATGCTCCCGTACTGAATCGGCATGATCTTAGCCCGAAACAGTGGCTTCAATGCATTCACTCCGATATATTCAAAGACTTGCTGTTCTGGCGATTCTTGACATATATCTCTGAGCTTCTGTGTCAATCCATCAATCCTTTGGAATTGACGAATCGGCTTTAATTGTAAATCTCGGTTGATTATTCTCTGAGTGAGTTTCTTTGCAACCGCAGTCTCTGCTTCCAGGATTCGTTTCAGATCTCCACTCAGTCTGTCTTCTGCAATCTCACGTTTTGTAATCGTTCCTGTTCTACAGAGCAGACGCTGAAAATCATTTCTGCTACGCTTATTCTTGAAGCAGTCCACAACGGCAATCTCATTAAAATGCCAATCTTCTATGTTGACCGTTGCTGGTTTGCAGTACGTCTTCAAACATCAACCTCCTTAATATTCATCTGGTTACTTCCGTGGCTTTCCCCGTAGGTACTAGCCTCGTTGGTTTCAAGTTATTTTCGCACATAAGCGAGGATTATACGGTGCAATGATTTTTTAATACTAATCCCATGATTGTACCAGTTGCTCCCAGAGAGCCGTTCCAATTAGCGTTACTAACCCAATTGTTCGAGTTACGGCACGAAACGGAACCATTGCCCCCGTTGTTCAAGTTGCCGAAGCACCAAGCCGCACGAACACCGGACGCCGCCGGATTACGATTGAAGCCAGCTCCCAGACACCGCATAACCCTAAAAATTATTTTATTTGCAAATAAGACAATAAAGGGGCTTACTGCCCCTCTGCTTCGCATTCACCCCGTTTTTAACCCTCAAGACCAGGTGCTCCCAG